CCTTGCCCAGCGCGCCCTTGAATTACTTCGCGCTACCCATATTCTGCCGCGCTTTGCAACACCCGATACGCGATACGAAACGGCCCAATTCGGCCAGACGATTACAATCCCCCGCCCGATGAGTACGACTGCGAACCAGAAGCTACCAGGCCAGCAGGTGACCATCCAAACCCCGACGGGATCAAACGGATTGCAGATCACCCTCAACCAGCATTGGGAAGTGACAACGGTGATCGAAGATACCGCAGCGTTGCTGGCCAATCAATCACTGATGGATTTATTCGTCCAAGACGCCGTTCGCTCGCTGGCAGAGCAAATGGAAGCGTCACTGTTTGCTGCCCTTAACGCTGCGGTGACTACGAACGATACCGACGCCGCCGCTGCGTTAGAGCTTTCCGAAATCCGGTTGGTGCGCCAGCGCTTGACCGAAGCCCGTATTCCGGTCAGTGGCCGGATTGCGGTGATCGGGCCGGAAGTTGAGACGCAGATCAAGAGCGATACCGGTCTGGCGAACTACTTCGCGTACCAGCAGGCGACCATCGCCGAAGGTTCTATCGGGCGCCTAGAAGGGTTTGACTGGTACGTCTCGCAGTTGGTGCCGGTGATTTCAGGAACTCCGAATAAGCGCGCCAACTTCTTCTACCATCCGCGAGGGCTGATTGTGGCCATCCGGCCACTACCCGAAGTACCTTCCGGTATGGGCGCCGTAACGTCAACCGTCACCGACCCCGAAAGTGGGTTGGCAATGCGGGTAGTGAGCAGCTATAACCCGAACTACCTCGGAACACAGATCACCCTCGATATGCTGTGGGGTGTCGGCGTCGTTCGCGAATACACTTGGCGGGTACGAACGAATGTTTAGTTACGATCCTAGCCAAATCAACCCAGATACCGGCCAGCCGGTTTCGGCGATCCGGTTCCTGCTTCAGGATACCGTCGAAGAGCTGGCCGAGTTCACCGACGCGGAGATTGTGGGGGTTTACCAACAAACCCCCAGCATTCATCCACAACGGGTACGGGTGTACTACGCCGCCGCACTGCTGGCCGAAGCGCTGTACCGCCGGTACAGCAGGGACGTATCCTTCTCCGCCGGTGATCTGAAGGTCAACTACGAACTCCGTCGCCAACACTGGCAGTTGTTGGCCAACGAATTAGCACAGACGGCGCTTCGGCAGATCGGTGAAGGGTTGGTGTGGTACACCGAACGCGGGGGGTGGTAAGTTGTCACAGGAACGCTGAAGCTATAATAATATTGAGAACTCCTGTGACAAAGCTGACTAGTCAACCATCCGCGCCGGTGATCGGGCAATAACCCGAAAGTATTAGACGTTTAATTCGCGAATTGTAGTTCGTAGTTCCTCTCAAACCCTCTCAACGCGGCGCGGATCGTTGCGGGTGAAACGTTGTCACAGGAGTTCTTAAGATATATTATAGCTTCCGCGCTGCTGTGACGGTGATCTATGCGAGCAACAGACCGAGCAACCCTCCGCGCCTTAGCGCGGCGGTTTCTTACCGATACCGTCTTTACCCTCACCCGTTCGGTGACGATTACCGACTTCGGAGACCTTCAAGAGACCTTCACCCGAACCGGTTCGTTTCGCGGACTGTTGGTGATCAACCGTTCGATCAACGCGGCCAGACAGCAGACGAAGGGAACCGACGCGGGTGAGACCGTTACCGGAACGGTACGTATCCTCTGTGAAGAAGCACCGCCAAACGTCGAATGGGTTGAGGTGAACGGTGAAATCTATCGCGTTCTGGCGGTGATCGCACTGCCGTACCGCGTCTTTGAAGAATTGCAGTGCAAACCGCGACGGGAGGTCGTATGACGTATCTGGCCAGAGATTTTATCTTCGAGATTGACGCCGGTTCGGGCTTTGTGACCGTCGGCGGTATTCAAGAATGGTCGTTTACCGTTGAAACAGAGGTTCAAGACGCGACTACCGTCGGAAACACCGGCTGGAAAACCGAAATCCCAACACTCCGTAAGGCGGTGATTGAGTGTTCGGGGTTTGTTGCGGTCAACGGAGTAACCCGCGACGCCGGTCAATTGGCGGTGTTGAGCGCGGCGACAACCGGCGCTTCCGTTCAGTTTCGCGTCTCAACAACGATACTGAACGGTGGCAACCCGATAGGCCGTATTTCCGGCAACGCCTATATCGAATTGACTACCGGCGCCGGAGGCGGAACGTCTGAACTCGGTGAGTTTTCCTTCCGCGTTCACTTCGTTGGTCAGCCGACGTTCAGCGGAATATTTGCCTAGGTAGTTGCCAACGGAACTTTGTCACAGGAGTTCTCAATATTATTATAACTTCAGACCTCCTGTGACACCGATGAAAAGGGGTACCGGTGACGGTCACAAAGCTCATCCAAGCAATCCTAGAAGCCTATAGTCGCGCCGAGGCGAAGTTGCTCGCTGCCGTCGCTGATGCGGTAGAACGCAAAGATCGCGAACGGCAGTTGGCCGAACTCCGCCGCCAGGCGCAACAGATCGTTGAGCAATTGCGGGCCGGAACGGTTGACCAGGCGCTGAAGGCGCTGATTGTAGCGTTTGAAGAGGGCGCGACAAAGGCCAAGGCCGATACCGTACTGGTCAACCCGACACCGAATGCCTTTCTCGCTGCCGAGTTGTTCAACCTCCTCGGTGAAACGCGGTTTGCACTGTTACGCCAGACCGAAGACGCCTTCCGAACCGCCGTCGCCGCCGAAGTATCGCCGGTGCTGCTCGGCGCGGAAACGCGGTTAGGTTCGGCGGCGGACGTATTGACCTATCTGGCCGAGCGCGGGTTTACGTTCAGGGATCGCAGCGGACGAGAATGGGAATTGGCCAGCTACGTTGAAATGGCCACCCGAACGGCGACAATGAACGCCTTCCGCGAAGGTCGGGCGGCGTCACTGCTGGCCAATGGGTACGATTTGGTGGTTATCCGTTCCGGCCCGTCGCGTTGCCCGTTGTGTGATTCGTATAACGGTAAGATTGTCAGTCTGACCGGCAAACACCCGAAGTACCCTTCACTAGAACGGGCCAAAACCGACGGCGTCTTTCACCCGAACTGCCGCTGTTCCTTTTCGGCTTACATTGAGGGGTTGACGGAAACCGAACCGGTTGAACGGGTTCCGAACTATTACGCCGAAGAGCAAGAACTACGGCGGTTAGAACGCGAAGCGAGGTCACTGCGGCGGATTGTTGCCGTTACCGGTGACGAAACGGTGAAGGATCAGCTAAAGATCGTTGAAGCGCAGATCGCCGCGTTGGTTGAAGAGACCGAAGGGCTGACCAGAAAGCCACACCGCGAACAGATCGGGGTACCGCGATGAGTGAATGGTTTCGCTGGAACGGGGCGCGGGTAAAGCTTTCACTCAACCGCAAGCGAAAAGAAGCCCTCCGCGACGCGGCGGAGTATCTCTTAGATGAAAGTAAGAAGCTCGTTCCCTTCGATGAAGGGGTTCTCAGCGCTTCCGGTTCGGTTGCAGTGAACGAAAAGGGAACGAAGGCGGTCGTTGGCTACAACACCCCCTACGCGGTGTACCAGCACGAGCGTACTGACCTTATCCACCCGAACGGTCGCAGTGCGAAGTACCTTGAACGCCCGCTACGAGAAAAACGCCAGCAGATTATCGATTACCTCCGTCGCCGCCTCCGAGAGGCCGTATGATTAGGTTACTCTTACGCGACTACCTTCAGACGTTATTTCCTTCCGTCACCTTCACCGTTGACTATCTACCGGCGACAACGGCCCTCTGTTGCGCGTTGGTTGCAACCGCCGGTACCTTCAGCGACGGAAAGTTTGCGATTGACGAGGTCGGTATTCAGTTTCTCCTAAGCGGAGAAGACCGACAGACAACGGCACAGACGGCGGAGACGCTGTATCGCGCGTTGGTGTCGGCGAAGTTCGATTTACCTCCGTACCGTATCCTCTCCGTCTCGGTACCGTCTGCGGGGCCGGTGTTTGTCGGGGTAGACAACGGATTATCGTACTACAGTATTAACGCAGTATTCCTCACCGTTCGCACCGGCAGTGCGGCGGGGTATCGTCAGGAGGCGTAAATGTTTCCGGCCAGTGCGGTAGCGATAGAAGTTCAGATCAGCGGTACGTATACTGCAATTCCTGGTATTCAAAGCTGGAAACTGAACGTTGAAAGTGAAGAGGAAAAGATCTTCACCATCGGCGGTTCAACCGGCTCGGTGATACCGGTGGCGAATACGGTGAGTGTTGAGGCGTCCGGTTATTTGGTGTGGGACGGATCGAATATCAACAGTACCCAACGCTACGTTATCACTTCCGCCCGAACGTTCCGCCGCGATAACTTCCGTATCCGACTGCTGAACCCGACTTCCGGCGCCGAGATCGGAGCGATCACCGGTGCGGGATATTTTCGGCTGACGGGTACAGGCGGCGGAGCAAACGCGAAGAGTGATTTTGGGTTCGTCTTTACGTTTGACGGAGCACCAACCTACACCGGCGCGTTTGCGTAATTCGTTGCGGGTGGAACGTTGTCACAGGAGTTCTCAATATATTATAAGTTCCGATCTCCTGTGACAGCGTAGAGAAACTCCTGTGACAGAGAGGATGGTCAATGAAGGATTTTGACGCTTTTCTGAAAGAGTTAGAAGGCAACGGCCCGACGTTCAAACTCTTCGGTGACGTTTACCGACTACCGGCCTCGCCGTCGGCGTTGTCGGTGTTAAAACTCCTCGCCCTCCGGCGGAAGCCGGATGAGATTGCGGATGACCAACTGGTACTGGAAATATTCCGTTCCTTCTTCGGCAATGCGGTGAAGACCGACGGAACAACCGGCGACTTTATTATCGAGTGGTTAGAGCGCGGGTTAACAATCACCGCGATGATCGAATTGCTGAAGTGGGTTCTGGCCGAATACCGGCTGGCCGGTGACGGGAATAGTGAGGGAAAAGGGTTGACTGGCTGATCTCCGCCTGGGGTGCAATAGAGGCGGATTTTCAGCGCGAATATCAGATTGACCTTCGACGCGAACTACCGTCAATGTCTTTGCGGCGGTTTCTGACCTTACTGACCAACTTATCACCCAACGCGGTTACTCCGACGGCGATCAAACGCGAGCGGGACAGCGATCCGGTGGAAATCGCAAAACAGATTAAGGCACTACTTCAATGAACGTCGGTGAACTCTTTGCAACCTTATCACTGAACGATCAGCCGTTCCGCGCCGCACTAGACGCGGCGGAGAACTCGCTGAGATCGTTCCGTTCCTCGCTGGCTTCAGCCGCCGAGGCTGCGGCTGGGCTGGTGAAGGGTGCGGCAATCGGCGGGGTTGTTGCCGTCGGCGGTGCACTGACCGGCGCTGCGGCGGCGGGGTTGTCGTTTAACAACGCACTAGAACAGACAACCGCGCAATTACAAGCGATGACGAAAGACGCCGCGCAGACGGAAGCAATTCTTCAGATGATCAAACAACGCGCCGCCGAAACGCCGTTTGCGTTCACCGAAATGGCCAACGCTGCGGCTTCGTTGTTACCGGCGGCAAAGGCGTCCGGTGCTCAGT